TTTGTTATTTTTGTTTTGAAAATCGGTAAAAAGCACAAAAAATCCCAGTTATTAAATCAATAGAACTGGGATTTTTATGCCTATTTTTTTTGTAAAATTTTTTCTAGACTGTTAAGAATTGTTAACATTTTTAGCCTTATTCTTTCCCTTTTTTGATCCTTAGTTTCTTTTTTAATCTTTCTATTTCCCAAGATAATTTTATTGAAATAAAAAGCATCGTCATTTTTATTTTGTTCATCATTTTTCATTTTTTTAATTATTTAAGTTGTGCAAGCGCAATTGTAAGCTGGTTTTAAATCTTCAAGATTAATATTTTTAAAAATATTATTTTGTGCTATGTTTTTAAGTTGCTCTATTGTTATTCCTTCAAAATAAGTATGCGCATTGTTTTTGCCTAATTTTTTAGCTTCATTTTCATCTGATATCCATTCATCTGCCAATTCTGGATATAACATTAAAATTGATATAATTGCGTTTTTGCCTTTCATAAAACAAAGTGTACAATTTCCCAGTATTGATGGAATTTCTAAATTATAAGGTTTGTTTTGCCAATATTCATTTATTATAAATTTATTAATTTTATTTTCATACAAAGGAAATTTGTCAATAACATTTTTAAATTTTTGAAATCTTCTTTTTACCCTTAATTCTTCATCAAATCTAAAGCCAATAAAATTTTCAAACTTTTTTATCCCTATGCTTTTTAAATATCTTTTACAAGTTTTTATTTTTAATTCGTCTGTACAAATTCTTTTAACTCTATTAGGAATAACTTTATATTTTTTTTTATTTAACATAGCTTTAAAAGGGTTTTCTTCATTGTAATACTTTAATCTTATAACTGGTATTTTTTCAAAAGCTTCAAAATCATTTATAAATTTATATGTTTTTTGATGTTCCCTTCCTGTATCACAAAAAATAACTAAATCATTTTTTTGCCAATATTTAATTGTCATATAAGCAGATGTTTTTCCACCACTAAAATTAAAAACTTTAAAAGGTTTGTCTATAATCAAAGTACTCATTTTGTGTATTTTTTGAAATGTAATTTTTATCTCTAAAAAACTTTAAATAACTTTTAGAAAAATTAATACCTCTGTTTTCAATTTTTGAAATTTCAGTTATTAAATTTTCGTACTTAAAATATTTTTGCTTTTCAAAAATAACGTTTAAATTATTATTGTGTTCTTGATCTGTGTAGTGGCTAAAATGTTTAATTTTAGGCTCGTTTACTGGCAAAGTATTAATTTGTATAAACTTATTTTCGTCAATTGAATACTCAATTTCTATGGCTTTAAAACCGCCTGAGGATCTTAAAAATTTTGGTTCTAAAATAAAACTTCCGCTTTCCTCTTTTTTAACAGATAAAGTACTTTGCGCCCAGCGATCTGTGTTTGATCCTAAATGTCCAAGCGTTTTGCCCTCATTTTTTCCAGTATGCAATATTCCAATTAATAACAAGTTATTAACAGTTGTTAATTCTTTGATCCATCCAACTACTTCACGACATTCAACTTCATCGTTGTAATTTAAACAAATGTCAAGAAGCCCATCCAAAACAATTATGCTACATTCAGGCGTATTTTCTATATATGCCTGAATCATTAATTTAATTGTTTTTGGATTTTCTTTTCTAAGACAAAAACTATCAAAAAATGTGGGTAACTCGTTAATATCTGCTACATCTTTAATTCTAGACATATGTTTATAAAAATCAAATTCACTTGATTCTGTATCTATGTATAAAATTTTATTTCGTTCAGGTAATGTTTTGAGCTTCATCCCGAAAATGTCATAAACTCCAAAGCTACTGGCAACTATTGAAGTAGTAAAAGTACTTTTACCACTTTTTGGTAATCCAAAAGGGCTAAGGGCTTACAAATTAATGCAAGCCCTTAGCCCCCGCTTATGATAACATAATTTTGCATTGATCCAATATTTTGTCCTTGAATGCTTAAAAGTATTTGCTCTTTGGGTGGCTCATATCCGCGTTTATAAGCGTTTTTAAGCAATTCTAAATAAATTGGGTTATCTGTCATTAGAAGTTTATTAAAGAGTCAGCTAATAGGGATAAAATTATCATTATAATAAATAATATTATATCACGTTTCATAAATTTTTGTTTTAAGATTATTTAATTAAGTATTCAATCCAAGCTTTTGCACTTTTAAGTGTTTTGTATTCTTGATTGAAAGGATAAATTACAAATATTTTTCTTTTAGGGTAAAAAATTATTGTGTACCATTTGTAGGCAAAGTAGTCCATAAATTAAAATTTTAAAAATAAAAAAACCCTAGCAATTAGGAAATTCAGAAAATTTAACGTCCATCATATCACATCCAGCAGTCTGTAAAAAAGTAACAATGTTGTTAGCTTCAACAAATGCGGCAGTAAAAAATAATGAATGTAATTCAATTGTGTAGACGTACAATGTACGATTGTCGGCGGTTCCATAAAAAAACCTGAATGTGGCTTTAATCATTTTAGTTTGTTTTAAGTTTAAGAATAAACAAAGATTAAATAATTATTTTGATATTACCAAATTTTTGGCAAAAAAAATTCGGAGTGTAGAAACACCCCGAATAAATCTATGAAAACTTTCTTCCTTAAAACAAACTAAGACAAAAATAACTTTTTTTCTGCATTTCGCCTATTAATTAATCCTTTTACTTTTACGCCGTTGTCATATACCCAGCGATCAAATTGCGCGGCAACTGTATTTTTATCCGCTCCGCTATTTAATAATCTGAGCATTGACGAAGCTTTAAAACCATTAATTCCAATGTTATAGACAAAAGATATTAAAGCATTTAACTGGTTATTATTTAAAGGTACTGTTACTAGCTTTTTAATGTCAATTGCATTTTGGCTAGTTTCCATTTCAAGCCATTTTTGAGCTTGTGCTTCGGTTATTATGTCGCCTTGTTGTACTTTTCTTTGCTTGTCAAAATCGTAAGTGCTGCCAAAACCCACAGTCCAAACACCGCCTGAGTCTTGATAACTTTTTAAATACAATCCCCCTTCAGCTTTTTTTATAAAGTTTAAAGCATTGGTTAGCGTTGAAGCGTTTGTTATTGCACTAATTCCCAAAATACCCAGTATTATTAATATTATTTTATTTTGCTGCGTCATTTAATGACTTTGTATGATCCTTTGCAGCCCAACCGAGCAGCAATAAGCCAATGGCTCTAATTAATCCTTGTATTCCAGTATTAACGGGAATAACTTCAGAACTTGCAGCTAATACGCCGCCTAAAGTAGTTTTCCAATTGTTCATCTTTCTTTATTTAAATAATCTAATTTAGTTTCTATTCTGGCTAATTTGTCTATAATATCGATACGATCTGATTTTATCTCTTTCATATCGACTTCTATTTCTAATAATTTTTTTTTTGTAGTACCATAAAATGATCCTATAAAAATAATAGTGCCTACAAATGATCCTATATAAAATAAATTTTCCAAATTAGTTTGCATATTAAATTAATGTTACGCCAATTTGTTGCGCCGTCCAATTGTATATAAATTCGTTACCGTCTGAACTTGTGTTATAAGCTTCATAATCAAAACCGCTTAAATTTAAATTGCCTTCTTGCAATTCTTTGTTTAACTCAGTTAACAATTGGTAATAAATTGTAACGCTTGTACTAAAATTGTCTGATCCCACACAATTTAAAATTGTTGCAGTTCCTAAATTTAAAGGAAATATTACGGGTTGTATTTGTTTCATAATTATCTCATTATTATTGAATATGTTACGGATTTATATATATAAACTCCATCGGTAATTGCTAAAGTTGGCGAAGCACCAGTTCCACCAAAAGTAAAAGTATATGCTACAACAGTACCCGTTGTACTAACTAAACTTGGAGTTGTCCATACATTAGAATCTGACCTTGCTATTAAATAAATTGATGAATTAACCCCGCCACCGCCATTTGTACCTATAATTTGCACTTGTAAACTTACAAATCTACCAGTAAAAGAAACTAATCCAGGAAATATAGTTGATAAATTAATTGTATTATTATCTTGTACATAACTTGTAATGCCTTGAAAAGTAGCATTTCCGCTTGATGAAACAGAAATGGCACTTTGAAATACTGCACTACCGTTTACTTGTAATTTGTTTACTGTGTCATCAGTAGTTGAATTAATTAAAACATTTTTAGTTGCTTTTGTAATAGTTACAGCAATATCCCCACCATTTGTAGAAAATACCATTGAATTTTCTGAACGTATTGCAAAAATACTACTACCACCGCCATTTATTAAACCTTGCCCAGTTCCAATATAACCCAAAGTAGTATTTGTATTATATACATATTTTGAATTTAAACTTGTTGCGTTTGGTGTAGCAATTATAAAACATTCGGCAGCGCTACCACTTAAAGTTAATGTACCCGTTAAAGTTCCACCCGTTAAAGGCAAATAAGCCGATAAATCAGAAGTTAGTGCAATGGTACCCGTTGCGTCTGGTAGTGTGTAAGTTCTATCAACTGTTAAAGCTGCAGTTTGAACAGTACCATTTGCGCTATTTCTTAAAGTCAAAACGCCATATCCACTACCCGTTAAATTTCTACTTAATGAAGCTAAAATGCTATATCCAGTAGGTTGCACAGTATATTCATCTGCTTGTACACTACTTATAAATACTGCATTATTATTTGCTTTAATTTGCAAAGCAATAGTTGATAAAACAACATTAAAAAAATCGAAAGTATTTGTTGCCGTATTACCAATTCGCCATTTGTTTGTTCCAGTATTTGTAAAAACAATTGCAGACTGATTCCCAGCCGTATTATTTAACCCAAGCATTGCATTAGTTCCACCAAAATGTAAATCAAGCGTGTTTGATGGCGTTGTTGTATTTATTCCCAAACGATTGTTTGTATCGTCCCAAAAAAAAGCTGCATTGTCTTGAGTAACTAAACCAGCGGCACCCGAAAACAATACTGATCCCAAAGTAAGCGCCGTATCGGTTAAGCTATTTGTACTTAATCCGCCAGCAGTTATTGATATACCAACATTAGAAGTATTGCCGTTGGTAGTAACTTGCTGAAGTGTTCCAGCCCCTGAGCTTACATTTGCAATCAATACCCACGCCGTCCCAGTATCTTCATATATTGCACTTGTATCATTTGCAATGAATAATCTACCTGCATAACCAAATGCAGGTCTATTTGCAAAAGTATCTGTATAAATTGCTGGGCTACCTTTTTGGTTTAATACGCTTACATTATATGAAAATCCCATATATTAGAATATTTTTTTTACTACGACTAAATTATTTTGCCCACCGCCAGTAAAATTTACTTGCAATGTTGCGTCAGTATATTCATTTTCGTTACCATCTATCACA